CGGGTCTTGTAAATATGATTGGGCTTGCATACTCGCAAGTTGAGACTGTTGTCGTTCAGCCTGACGCTTTCTTGCAAGTTGCAAGTTCTTTGCGCGCTGTTCCGCACGAGCAGCTATTTCACGCCGTTGACGTTCTTCATCAGCACGAAGCCTGTCAAGAAAACTTTGAGTCTGACGTTCAAATGGATTGCTTGTAAACGGACTAACCATATTAGTAAGTAAATCGTCCTGTTGTTGTTGCTCCAAGACCGCCACGAGATGTAGACGTACCCTGTGGAGATACTTCACCTAAGAACTTAGGTAGTTCTTGTCCTGCCATTCCTGCTTCCGCTTGCAATCCACCTTGCTCAAACATGCCAGCACCTTGATAGTCCCCAAGCGTAGGTCTAAACCGAGGAACTTCTTGCTGTGCTATTGGTGAACTAGAAATATTTACAGTAGCTGGTTGGCCTTGTCGCATAGCAGGGGCAGGGGCAAATGGTTGCTGTTGAGCAGGGACACCACCAAAGAACGGAGTAAGCGCACCCCTCAGTGCTTCTTCACCACCTAGAACTCGTGACAACCCACCTAATGCCTGTGGAGTTGCCTGGAAGAGTGACGGAAGTATTCCAAGCCGTTGTTCTGCAAGGCGTTCTTGTGCAGATAGCCCACCTCTTGCTTGAAGCCCAGAAAGAGTAAGTTGTTCTTCGGGAGTTAACCCACCTCTTGCTTGCATACCTGCTAGAGCAAGCTGCTCTTCTACACTTAACCCACCACGGGCTTGTAATCCTGCAAGTTCAGATTGTTCCTGTGTAGTAAGCCCACCACGCAATATTGTGCCAATATCTCCAATAGTTTCACCTGTGCCTAGAGCAGCATACGGATTAGAAACACCAGCCCTTGCTTGTAACTCTGCAAGACCTACTGCATCTGCTGATGTTCCACCAAGTCCAGCAATCGCACCGAACGGTGTAGAAGTCCCGAACCTTGATGCAAGATCAGCCGACTCTGCTCCACGTTGAGTGCTAAATGCCTGAAGAGCAGCCTGAGCCGCAGGAGATAACGACTGCTGAGAACCTACAACCCCTTCTATCGGCAATCCGGTTTCTTCGTCATAGCCAATTGTTCCCATAACGGGCTGTTCTACAATGAACTTACTTGGGTCAGAGTAGAAGATATTCATCATGTCCTGAAGACCAGTTACAGGAAAGCCTTCAAAGTTCATTGGCTCTGGCTCTTTTTCTAAATCAAAACTACTTGTAGAAATTGCCCAAGCGTTCAAGTCATCAAAATTTTGTAACTGATTATCAAGAATTGCTTGCTGTTGGTTTTCTGATAAACCTAGATATTGGTTATACCGTTCCTTCCAAAACTGAGGAAGGTTTGCTGGCATATCTACTGAGATATCAGGTTTTACGTTGTCATTACCAAGACCAGTAGCACCATCTGTTGTAAAACCTTCATCCATACTGTTCAACCAGGGTGTTGAACCGTCATCACCACCGTCATCTACTCCGCTGCCTCCAAGTGCTAAACCTGGGGCAACGCCGTATTTAGCAGCGTCATCCTCTTCATCAAATTCTGTGTAAAAAGAAGGAGTAAGAACTTGCGCTTGAGCAAACGGAGTAAGTGAAGGCCCATCAATTATTTTTCCTGGACTTATTTGTTCTTGAACAGATAAATCTTGGAAATCTCCAGCTCCAGCAGTAGGGGCTATATCTTGAGGGTCAATTTCAGTCCCACCTATGCTTTCTGGAGAAACACCTTTTTCACCTTCAGAAGTAATTCTTGAATCAAATCCTCTAATAGCAGCAAAAGGAATCCCTAAGTTTTGGTCAAACACTTCTTTAACGGCAGCATATTCATTGTCAGCAGAAGTCTGAACAAGAATTGACCCGTCAGGTTGAACATTTAGTTTTCTTACTGCTGCATCTTGCATACGAGCAGAATTACCAGTATTTCGGATATTACTAATTATTCGGGCTGCATAGTTTTGGGGAATTCTTATAGTAATTGCCATTAGACTTTTCCAAACGGAGTTAGCGCATATACGTTTTTCTTAGTGCGCTTCTTGGGTTGCTTTACTTGAGGTATTTCTTCCATACCTTTGAAACTGTTTTCGACTTGTTTTAGATAACGCTTTGCAGAGTCATCAAAACCTAAAAAAGCCATTTCTAACGGGTGTGATCTTTTAGCCATAACTACCCTCTAGCCCCTGGTGAAATATCTGCGCCAGGCACTCTAACATTACCTGATCGTGGACCTGATACTGCTGCTGCCGTTTGACGCATTTCGTCTATCGAACCAGGCATTACAGGTCTAGTAGTTGTAGGAATACCTGTTCCTGGTGCTTGAGGGTTAGTCCCTGCTTGATTGCCTTGCTGGAAGTTGCCAGCGTTAGGCAGTTGCATAGCCCCTTGTGTATTCATAATATTCTGAGCAGTCTGCTCTGGTGTAGGAATCTCTGGACCTGCACCTTGACCAGCAGCATCAAGAATGTTTTGAATCGTAGGAATACGAGAGGCTGCTGCTGCTTGCAACTGCTCTTGAATACCAGGAGACTTGAGGAACTCTTCTTCTAATATCTTGGCTCGTACTTCTAGCGGGTTACTTACGCCGCCTTTGCGGAGTGCTGTATCAAGATCAACGTATCCTGAACGCCAAAGGTTTGCCCAAAGATTGAGTCTGCGCTCTTGTTCTTCAGGACTAACAGAGTTTATTCGGACAATGTTGACGTAATGCCCTTTGATGTCTGAAGGTTTTACAACAGCATCAAGAACACCAGCTTCCGTTTTGCCAAATACAGATACTTTGTCATTGATTACAAGTTCAACAATTCGGAGAATAACCTCACCCTTGTCTTGTAACCCACGTTCCATTGCGTCTTTGACCGCTCCAAAGTTCAACGAAGCGATACCCGCAAGAACAGCGGTGTGGTATCCAGATGCTGCTCCAGTAGGACGTTGCCCTCTAGCAACAGCAGGGACTGTATTAGCCTCAATCGCTTCATCTAAGAACTGCTTTGCAACTCCAATTTCAGAAGGTGGACGTGGAGTTTCTCCTACACCAACCTGAACCTGTGGTGGCTTGATGTTCTTCGCGCCAGGAGTATCATCCCACGCTGCCTGAACTTCTTCAGTAATGCCTGGAGGTCCGGTGAACTCAAGAGTAGGCCACGCTGATTTACCTACGATGTCGATGTAATGAGATGCCAGTTGGCTTTGCGCCCGAATCATTTCCATAGACCCGTTTAGCAAACCCATGTATAGCTTATCTGGCTCAGAGTTTCCGGTATCTAAGCCCATTTGAGGCCAGTACATAACCCACGGTAGCCGCCCGTACCCATGTCGGCGTGGCTCCATAACCCATTCGTTATCAGCTACATATGCAACTTGTGAGTGTGTCCAGATTTCTTGAAACTTGATATAGCCCTTTGTATATTTGCCCCACTCTGGAAAGTGTGCTTGCACCCATTCAGCATCTACTTCGTATTCGTAAATAACCCAACGTGGCTGAGTGCCATTGTTCATGTCCCAGATAAGATTCTGTGGATTAACGGCAACAGATTTTATCGGCCAACATATAGATCGCTTTTCAAGAACTTCTTCTACTTGTTCTCTGTATTGAGAAGTAACATCTTCTGAGTGAGGTGGTGGTTCTGGGAAGTCACTCCACTCGTTCGCGATAAATTCCACCTTCTCCCATGCAACTCCGTACAACCCTGCATGTTTTGTCAGTTCTCGATACACAGGAGAGCGATGCTCAATCATGTGGTGCGCTCCAGTGAGGAACTTTTCCATCACTTCTGCACGAGACTGTCCTCTAGGACCAGGTGGAGGCACTGATATGTCTAAAAACTGTGGGCTAACGTGAGATACGAGAGTGTTGATAACAGACTGTGCTGTTCCTAGCCGAACCATTGTTCCGTTTTCAGGAACACTAAAGTCAAAATCGTTTAGGAAAAACCCATCAAGGATTTTTGCTTGGTCTTTAAACTTACGGAATAGTTCGTTACCTGTTGAAGATTTTTCAGAAACCCACGAAAGAGACAATTCAGGCTCATCATTCGGGTTTGATGCTTCTAACTGAATAACTTCAGGTATTTCATGGACAAAATCTAAAACCATTTATTTGATCTCAACAAGTTCTGGGTTCAGTTCTTCGTGTTGCCGCATTTTAGCTTTAGATTTCTGTGCTTTGTATGCTTGCATAAACCTTGATGGACGATATGAAGGATTTGGACGTAACGGATTCATACGCCGAATAGGTCGTAGAAATTCGTGGTTTTCATTTTCGTACCCTGGTGGGTCACATGACATCAATGCTAACAGTTCTGCGTCAACCCAGTCATCATGTTCGTTAGTTTCGTTGTAAAAAACGTAGCTTCCACCACCACCAGGACGAATACTTATGTCTTCAAGTTGCTTTACAAGTGTTGACCAAGAGGCTGGGAAACGGACGGTTTCGTTCTCAAGTGCTATGTAGTAGTTTTGAAATAGTTGATATTTGCTTTGTGCGCTAAATTTGAACGCTGTAACGGGCATACCGGTGTTTAACAGGTGGTCAAATACGACATCACCAAGTCCGGTTGAGTCTACTCTAACATCTCCAATGTTCCATCTTTCGATTTCTTTGGAGATAGTTTGTATTTGGCTAACCCAATCGTTTCCGTTCATTTCGAGTGCGTGAACTGATTCTCGTGTGCGAGCGTTTTTGATTACTAGAACTGTGTAGTCTTGTTTTTTACCGAGGTCAAGACCAGCAACGTACCGCTGGGTTTCATCAGGGAATAGCATTTCCTTTGAAATTGCTGCTGATTCAATTTTGCTTGGCCTAAAGAATCCTCCACCACCGTCTGGTTGTTTTGCGAGGTACATTCGTTCCCATACCGCTTCTGGCATGGTTTCTTTTTCGTCATTGATCGCTTGTTTTTGTTTTTCTGATAGAAACACATTGTCAAACGTCGTGGCTCTAAATGCTTCGTAGTCTTCTGTTTTGTTTTCTTTAGCCCAGTTGAAGAGTTTT